CACCGAAGTCGTTACAGTAGGCGTCACGATCTGCGTCGGAAATACCGACGGGGAACGTGAACAGGGTCTCCATCGAGCCGTCGGCCACCGTTTCCAAAGCACCAGTCAAGGTGTGGGTGCGGTTAGCCTTCAGCAAGTAGCGACTCTTACCCGAGGAAGTCGGGGTGACCTTGGCGGGATAGCGCTTCTGAATCAGGCCATCTTTCACCGTAGTGGTGTTAGCAGGGCCCTGGTAATGCACGCTATCCGGCCCGAAGCCGTCGGCAGTGTAGGTCTTAGCATTGACGGTAAGGGACATCTTATACTCCTAAATTGAGTTGTAAACTACCCCAACTGGGATAGTGTCCGGATCCCACGCCCTTTCAGCTGCTGCCTCAGCAGCATTGCAGCATCAAGGAGTCGCCAGTCCTTCAAGAAGTCGAAGGGGTTCTGGCGCAGCGTGAGGGTTGGTACTGCCCTGGTCGGACTGCGTCGAAGGATCGACTCAGTCGTCACCCATGCACCTGCCATGTTACGCGTTACCGCGTACCCGGCATTTACAGAGGAGGTATTGCCCGTTACAGAGTACACCGTGCTCCGGATGTTTTCGGACACGAGGCACCCACCCAAGCGATTCCAACCAGGTTGGATAGCGCTCCCGAGGGCCAACGCAAAGTCATTCACGTTAACCACCCAGTTAAGTACAAAGGAGAACCTCGTAAGATCCACAGCGGCGAGAGGCACGTTGGCCAAATTTACGCCTAGGTAATCGTTCCGAGTGAGCGCCAGATCCCATAGCGACATTGCGCGGAGCTTACAGCTCTCGTTGCTTGTTTCGCTGCAGGGTGTGCGCGTGATCCCGTACGAAAGCAGACCAGTAGAACTGGAATTCGCTTCGACTACCGTGTTCCCTCGAGAGGTGACACGATGTTTGAGCGGATCTGCCTCGCGCTTCCACGCTTTCAACAACCCGACCGTATCATAAACCAAGGGCCGCACGCCGAAGCGCGCGGGGAGCCACGTATCTGCTAGCTCCGCAACGAAGTCCCTAAGGTTAGTACGAGCGACCTCCCCCCTCCCGAGCGTCCCGGCCTCACGGCCGTAACGATACTTGCCTGACAGCGACTGCACGCGGTTATTTATCCCGCTCATGCAGTTGGCCCAGTCACGTATAAGCTCTGGAAACAATCGGAGGGTCTTTCCCATCTCAGCCATAACTACAAGTGCTTGCGCATCTGGCTGGACAGACAAAGACTGTGTGGTCGCGACAGCAATTGCCCTCTCAACTACTGAGGGGTCCGCAGAAATGAGCGGCAGCAAGCTTCCATTAATGCCCGGGCGCACGCGGATTACTCCACGATTCACCGGGTCTATGAGAAGTGCCGATAACCAATCACCATCACAGGAGTACTTTACACCGAT